CCTCTGACCTTATCGTCAAGGAGATCTCAGAGAACGAGATCGAAGCCTCGCACAAGAAGATCCTAAACATTATCCGCAACTCGGGCGACGATGGCATGAGCACCACCCAGATCGCCAAGGTTTGCCAAGGCATGAAGGCCCGTGATCGAAACGAAATACTTCAAACCCTCGTCGAGTCCGGTGACTTGCTGGAAGAAGTAATCAAAGGATCGATTGGGCGAGACCGCAGGGTCTATCGCGCAAGGGTCAGATAAAAAAGCCCCGGCGCTGGGCCGGGGCAAGTCTCACAAACAGGAGATAACACGAGATAGCACGGGGGGATCTTATCCCCTCGGGTCTTTGTTCGCAAGCCAAGAGACGTACCACAAAGTCTTGCCGGCGTCCTGCTCAATGGCATCCTTGTGCCCGAGCCGCCAGAGATACGCCACTGCCGTCCCCTTCAGAAACCCCCTCCACTCATCGGGTGTCAGCATCGCTTTGATGGCATCGATGCATTCGATGTCACCCTTCTTGTAGTGACTTGGATTTACGGGATCGCTTCTTTCGCTTGGCGTGACTGAGCTTTGCCATTCGCTGGTAGTGCTCTCGCGGTCTGCGCTTTTTATCTCCGCTAGCAGAGCTTCCACCTCGCTTGCCGATAGCGGCGAGGTACTGTTTGATGGCATCCTCATTAACCTCCATTTTTAAAACTCCCAGTTTCTAATGCACTCTTAACGCTTTCAATCACATTATCCCACGGCGAAACCATACTAGCTCTGGGGAAAACCTGAACGCTCGGGTACCACAGGCTGCGACCATTGCGGGTGTTGCCCCAGTACCACAACTTGTTTGCATCCATCAAAAGAACCGGTACACCCAGAGCACCGGCCAGATGAACGGTGGAACTGCTGATCGATACCACCACATCACATTGCATACAGATCGCAGCAAGCCCCTCAAAATCGCTCCAGAGGTTCACAGAGCTTGTCACGATGTTCGTGCCATGCTTGCGGTTGAACTCGTCAATGGCCCGCTTATCGCTGCCGTATTGCAGGTTTAAGATGTTGTAGTCGCCCTTCAAAATAGGCATCAGCTGCTCAAGATTGACGCTCTTGTGCGGCCCAATCTTGATGGCACTGCTGATCCACGACATCCCCACCGTCAACTTGTTCGGGTCAAGCCCAAGCTCCTGGCGGTACTTCTCAACCAGTTCAGGGTCAGCCGTCAGATACCGCCGGGCTGCGTGAACCTCAATGTCGTCCAGCTCTTGAATAAATGTTCCGCCAATGCTGGCGAACGGAATCTGCGTTTCATGTAACGCAGCCTGGACTTGATCCAAGTTCGACATGAAGTTGATGTCCGGCATCGACCGCTTGAAGATCGGCACCAGCCTGGGATCTACCATCGCCGTCACGTAACCCGCCTTCTTGCGAATGGCCGGGAGCAACGATCCGTAAATGATCTGATCCCCAATGCCCTGCTCACCCCAGACCAGCGCAGAATTCGCATTGCTGCTCGTAGTCCACTGCGGTTTCTGAGTGACCAGCTTACGACTCTTGAACCTCTCGCTCTGCCAGCGTTTTTCATACAACGGCCAGCCCGTCTTGAAGTCGTTCATCTGTAGCGACAGCAGACCCAAGATCCAGTTTGCATTGGCATCGTCCGGTGCAATTTCATTTGCTAAACGAAAGTCCTCCATCGCCTTGTCGTACCGGTGCATCTCCCAGTGCGAAGCGCCACGCTGAATCACTGCGTGCAAATACTTCGGGTTCATCTCGAGCACACGATCAAACTGAACAATCGCTTCGTCGTACTTTTGCTGAGAAGACAGGCTGATCCCAAGATTCACAAGGTCATCAACCTCGGGATTCATCCTCTTCATGGCTGCGCAGTAGTACTTCTCCGCCTCCGGGTAGTTACCCTTTATCTGGAAAAGACGCGCCTTCGCACGGTATGCAATCGGATCTTTCGGAGCGAGAGAGATCGCAAGGTTGCACAGATCCATAGCCTCATCCAGCTTGCCCGCCTGGAACTTGGCTTCAATCTGCTTGATAGTCTTTTGATGCTTTGTCATGTCATCGATGCCACGGCCATCCATTCGCGGCCGTATTCAACGTCGCACCAGTCCTTAAACCAAGGACCGCCCCTCGTGAAGTGAACCGCTATGGGATCCGGTTCGTCAGACGGTTTGTACCAACCCTCAAGATAGTTGTACGTCACCGGAAGGTAACCCATGACATCATCAGTGAGCCATTCAAACCTGTGAAGATAACTCGGTGTCGCAACATTCACAATCTCTGGCGTTAGTTGCTTAACTTGTTCATGCTCACAGTTGATGAACATGAATGAACTCCAGTTCTTGCGAGGGTAAAGATGCTGCGGTCGATGATCCATTTTGACCGTTTCGGTCGGCCGGTAATCGTGCGGTACAACGAAGCACGCTTTTGTCCGGTCGGCGTAGTCAAGCAGTCCCGCAATGTCCCGCCGGAACAGAAAATCGCAGTCGCAAAACAAGGCCCAGCCGGTATACCCCGCGAGGTATGGAGTAAGAAACCGCGTAATGCTGAACTCAGTAGACGCCTTCGCATCGAATCCACGCCAATAGACACCCTGCTTGCGCAGCTCGTACTGCTTTATCGGAACGATTTCTAAAGGAATCGAAGCCGTCGTCTGCAAAGACTTTTCACATACTTGATACGCAGCATCTTCGCGACTGTCGTATCCAACAAATATTTTAAGCATTTAAGAAAGCCTCTTTACGCGCCGGCCCCTTGTAGTGCAGCACCTTCGGTACTTGATTGGGTAATCGCCTGTCGGGCAGGCAGGCGTACTCGCTCTCCTCGATCTCGCCAACCAGCTCCGGCAGTAGCATGTGCGAGTACACCTTCAGCGCCTCTTGATCGCCATACCACTTGCGTAGCGGCTCGTCCATGAACCCCATCAGAATCGCCATGCACTTCCACGCATGATAGTTACTGGTCATCGTCATACACCCAAGGTACGGGTACAGCGTACCAAGCGGAATGCCGTGGTACTTTTTGAATGCACCGTCCCGCTGCTCCCCGTTGAACCCCGCATCGCGATCAAACGAGCGACGACAAAACATAACTTCGCGCTCGCCCAATACCGCAGCCGGTGAGAACGGAAGTACGAACAGCATGTCCGTGTCAATGTACGCGGCCGGCTGCGTGATCCTTGCCTCTGCAAATGCCTTCGTTCGCCAGTACATGATCTGCTCGTAGTTACCCTGCGAGTACTTGTAATCGTCTACGCCAGGTACCTGCGGAGTCGCATCATCGGTGCACATCGTGACCTGCGAATCCGGCATCACTTCCTTCAGTGACTTCACCATCTTCGTCGGGAATGTGATGTCAGCGCCAACGTGAAAGAATACAAAACGATTCACGCCTCTTCCTCCAGCATTTCTTTAATGATAATCACAGATGAAGTCGCCGACTGATCCTTGTACTTGAGCATTGACTCCGCTGCCAGTTGCAGGGTCTGCTTGCGAATCAGAACAGCCAGCTTGCAGATGATCTGCGGGTTTGTCTTCGGTGCTAATGCACCAGACAGATCGTATGCAGCAGCCATCTTTTCAACAAACTCCCAGTTGAAAACATCCAGCTCCCCGGTTGGCCCGATCTTGCACCAAACCTCCTCCGGGTTTTCCACCACTTGAGGCTTCTCCATGTAATCAAACTCGCTCATTTCGTATCCTTCCTTATGACTAGCATCTGGGGGTAGTAACTCAACTCTTTGACCGGACCTCGTGCATCAACTACGCGCATCAAAGTATCCATCAAATCCAAGATACTGCGCCGGTCGTTCACCGCGTTCGGATCAAAGTGGCTGCGGAACTGCTCAGTGTACGCCTTATTATAGGTACACCGCAGATCCTCAATTACGTAGTACCCGCCGGGTCTCACCCAATCCCAGCAGTTCTCAAACATCGCAACGATCTGCTCCGAAATGTGCGAAGCGTCGTCAATGAAAATGTCAAAGCAAAAGTCCGGCGCTTCCATCTTCGCTGGGTCGTCAATCACAATGTTCACGTTATGCAAGTTCTCGCATAACCCCGCGCACTCCGGGCGGATGTCGTAGCCGTAGATCGTAGAGCCTGGAAGGTAATTCGCGAATGCCCGCAGGCTCGCGCCGCATGCAATCCCCGCTTCAGCAATCATAAAGTCGCAGTCCGCTCGAGGAAGATCCTCTGCGCAAATCAGCCAGTCGATGAGGCGCTCGTACACATCAGTGTATCGGTGCTTGATCGTGCCCTTGTCGCTGCCGTATAGATCGCACAGCCCGGTCAGCGTCATCTCCCGTAGGTTCACCTCGCCCGTGTTCGGCAAGTACTCCTCCGGCTTGACGGTATCCAGATACCGACGAACGCCGCCCCTCGACATTGGATCAATCATGCTTCCTCCTTCGTGTGAAAAACATAATGAACATACCGGCTGCTACGCCAGCGGAGAATTGCCAAGGAAGAACGGTAATTAGCCAGATCACCAGTGCTATGGGAAGAATGGTAAGTAGGAACATCAAAAACAAAACAAACATGATGCCGCGTAGCGTGGGCGGCGGGGATTCTTTAGCCGGCATTACTGCTCCCCCTCGCACGGATAGCGTCGGCAACTCTCTTTGCCGTCAGACTTATGTTCCATGCTGCGTTAGACTTTGAGTTGTGTTCCCCCGCCGTCATCGCGTCATTCGCTTCATCGTCTGCAATCTTCGCACACGCTTTTCGTTCGGCTGCGGCAACGAGCGTGGCGAACTTGTCGATCTCCTCTAGCGCGGCCCAGGCGGGGATGAGGTAGTCTTCGGACAGGTCTACTTTGTCCAGAAGCCCTGCCTTGCGGGCAAGTTCGATCACTTCACGGCTAGGCAAGCGGTCATTTGTGGCCGGTTGCATCACCTTTGTCCGGTTACGGGGTCGTTTATGGCCGGTCATGGCTTGTTGACTCCTTGTACAAGAGCGAAAAACTTTTCCAATTTCTGCACTGTGATATGCGTGCTGCTCGTTCCGAATACGATCCCGGCTTTCTCGGCAAGTTTGATCACGTTATATAACTCGCCGCCTTCAAGCGAACGGGCGCACTCTGCGCAGTGTGTTTTCCTACGCAGCCTTGGGTAAAGGTTGCAGTAGTCACAAGTCAGTTCCTTGTCCATCCACTGCCAGCCAAAACATATCCGCATCATGGCGCGGTGGAATGCGTGGGGTTTTCGGGTTACTCCAAACTGCTGGACACCCTCCGCGCCCGGCAGTAGCCACCGGCCAAGTTCTTTCTTTTGGTGCACAGATGTCATTTGCTTTCTCCTCTAGCACGGATGGCGGCGGCGCATCGCTCAAGTGTTGGAATATGCGTCAATTCTGTTGGGTCTTGCGGCACCGGAATATCCTCACACAACTTCGCACACGCCTCCCGCTCGGCTGCGGCAGCACGAGCCGAAACTAACTTGCAAAAATCTTCAAGCGCACCGTGAGTTGAAAGCCAATAATCGTTCCATACTTTCATGTCTTCGCTAATCATGGTTCCTGCACCCATCTTGCATCTTTGGCGCGTAACTCCTTCACTTCCTGCTCCAGCTCCGCAATTTGCTTGAGGTAGTACCATATCCGCTCGCGCATCTCCCGTATCTCCTGGCGGTACTCCGTTTCAGTGTGACTCCTTGCGTCCCACTCCCGCTGCCACGCCCCCGGCGGGCTTTCTCTGTCGATTTGCATGTCTAGTTCTCCTATAGATTCTTACCGTCTTGCCAGTGTCACTACAAAATGAATTCATCCAAACCTTTTTTGAGTCCCGCTCCATCACCGACTCGCAGTGAGAGCAGTAGTACTTCATGCCCACTGCTCCGCCATCGCAGATGCAATCCCAGCGTACGTCTCGCTGCGCTTCTTCCATCGGTCAGCAGAGGGCGGCATCTTGTGAATGCGAGCTTCCCTCCCTTCGACAATGTTCGTCGGCTTCAACAGCGGAAGATTCTTCAACCAAAGACACGTTGCCTTGGTCTCCCCATGCCCAAACTGCCACGGCTGAATGATCTGGTCGGGCTTTCTGATGCGGCTGCTGATAATGCTCACCGGATTCTCAAGCGCAATGCGCGGTATCGGCGCATCCAAAAGGAATCTTACAAACTCTAGCGCCTCCCCCTGCTCAAATCGCTTCTCCTTAAACCAACGCGCTCCGCTCACTGCAAGATGAGTACAAGGCGGGTGCGCAATCATTAAGTCCCACGGCAGTTCAGCCCACGGCTTGCCTCGCCCGAGAACATTACGCACATCGTCTTGGTAGTGGTGCTCGCTGCCATCGTCCGCCGGCAACAAGTCGCACGACCATGCGTCATGCCCCCGTTCGCGAAACGCACGGCGAACCGCACCAGAATACTCACATGCAATCAGAACCTTCACGATGCAATCACCCACCCGCACAGCATCCCAATAAAAAACATCACCACGCACACCACAATCTCACCCATCAGCGCCTCGCGCTGGCGTAGTTCAAACTCCTCGCTCATCCGATCCATCTTGTCTTCCAGCTTCCGAATCTGCGCTCGCAGCCGGTCTTGTGAGTACTCCATGTTCACCAGTAAAACCCTCCCGTGCGACGGCGCGAGCACGCCCAGTTCGGCGGCGGTACGTGATTCCAGTCAAGTTTCGCCTTGTGCTTTAGTCTTCGTATCAATCGGTTCAACCAGTTCATTTGGATCAGTCCTCGCTAGTTGGCTCTCGAGTGAGCGTATTTCTCTTTGCTTCTCGCGGATCAACTCCCAAATACGTTCGACTTTCCGTTGGCGTCGGCTTCCAACGCCCAACCGTCCATCGCCCGGTGCTCCGTCCCTCTTCGATTCCATCGCTTAACTCCCGTATCAGTTTGCGAGCGTGTAACAACCGCATCCGCTCGCTCTTGCGCTCCATCCATCGCAGCACCTCCTCCACGCGAGGCGCTCGCGTCGTGCTCAAGCGCATGAAGTGACACCGCCCACGGTGCTCCGTATGACATCGAGGACAGACCACCAACTTCTTCGGCGCCAGCCCCCAACGCTCGCGAAAGTCGTTCATTCGTACGACAACTCCCACTGCCTCGCCTGCTCGTCATCGTGCGCGTTCATATCCCGCGTGAATCGCACCGCATCCTCAATCTGAATCAGCGCGTCAATAGACTTCCCACCCACGTTCCAAATCTTCATCTGATCAAGCGGAATGTCTTGGCACTTCCAGTCATATACCGTCGCCACCACATCCCCCTCTTCAGTGTCAAACAACACCACCCACTCCGCCCGCGTGT